ACCCTGCCGGCGGCCGGAAGATGGACAAACAAAAAGCGCGGTTCCGTATCGACGGCGCTGTAGCTTTGTCGATGGCGCTAGGCGCGAAAGCACGTGAGCGGACGGGCGGCGCGGCGCGCGTCAGCGTCTATGAGACACGTGGGCTGAGAACGATCTAACCAGGCCAAGCGGATCTGGCGGTCCCGAAGGGCCGCCGGCCGAGGCCCAGCAAACAAGGAGGGCGGATGCCTCGATCTCTGCCCGCCGTCGCAAACTTTACCGACCGGATCGCAGGCCCGGCGAACGCCGTTCGTCCCCGCGCCGACGGGTCCACCGGGATATCCTTAATGACCTGACCAGCCCGGAGGCTATCGAGTTTTTCCGGGGCGGTGCGGTCACCAGTTCGGGCGCCGTGGTCACGGTCGAGAGCGCCATGCGGGTCGCCGTGGCCTACCGATGCACCCACATCATCGCCGGCGCCTGCGGCAACATGCCAGTCGACGTCTACCGCCGCGAGGGTGAGAACGTCCGCAACCCGGCGGTAGGCCACGCGCTGCGCGCCGTGCTGCAGCGCCCCAACGGCTGGCAGACCAGCTCCGAATTCCGCAAAATGCTGACCGCTCACGCCGTGCTGAAAGGCAACGGCTACGCGATCAAGTTCACCAGCATGGGCCGCCTGATCGCGCTCTGGCCGCTGAAGAATCCCGACCGCATGGAGGTCCGCCAGGACCCCGTCACCATGCGCCTGGCCTATCGCTGGCACCGCGACAACGGCGGCTTCCTTGATCTGGACCAGGCCGACGTCCTGCACCTGCGCGGCCTGACCCTCGACGGTCTGAAGGGCATCGGCGTCATCGCCCACGCCCGCCAGGCGCTGGGTCTGGCTATGCAGGCCGAAGAAGCCGCAGCCCGCACCTTCAAGCAGGGGGTGATCGCCGGGCTGGTGTTCACCAAATCGGGCCAACTCAGCAACGAGGCGTTCGAGCGGCTGCGCGACCAGATCGAGGCCAATAATTCCGGCGCCGAAAACGCCCGCAAGGCGCTGATCCTCGAAGAGGACATGAAGGTCGATGGCTCGCTGATGAGCGCGGAGGATCTGCAGTTCATCCAGTCGCGCGAGTTCGCCCGCTCTGATATCGGGATGTTTTTCGGGGTGCCGCCGCACATGTACGGCGACACGTCGAAAGTCACCAGCTGGGGCACCGGCATCGAGGCCCAGGGCATCGGATTTGTTACCTACACCGCCAACGACTGGCTAGTGATGTGGGAAGAGTCGCTGGCCCGCGATGGCCTCACCGAGGCCGAGATCAACGCTGGCCACTACGTCCGTTTCACGCGCCAGGCGCTGCTACGCGGCGACACCAAGGCCCGATGGGACGCCTACAGGAGCGGCCTGCAGTGGGGGGTCTACAGCCCCGACGAAGTCCGCGCCATGGAAGACGCCAACCCCCGGCCCGACGGCGATGGCGGCCAGTATTACGACCCGCCGAACACGGCGGGCAGCTCGCCGGTCGATGAGCCGCCGGTCGCAGAACCCACCTGATTTTTGCTGGTCGCTCGGCCGGAACGCCTGACGGCGCTCCCGATCCGCTCGCGACGGAGATCCCGAAATGATCCGACTGCCCCGCAGCATCGCCGGTGTCCGCGCCGCCCTCGCCAACCGTCCCGGCGCCCTGCCGATGCCGGCGCGCAAGGACGTCAATGCCCTGACCGCGCCGCAGGTGTTCGACCGCTGGAGTGCGGACGCCGCCGGAATCCGCAGCCTGGAGACGGGCGCCAACGTGATCGGCATGTTCGACATTATCGGCGAGGACTGGTGGACCGGCGGCGGCGTGACCGCCAAGCAGGTCAGCGCCCAGTTGCGGGCCATCGGCGACCGGCCCGTCGAGGTGCAGATCAACTCGCCCGGCGGCGACATGTTCGAAGGCATCGCGATCTATAATGTCCTGCGCGAGCACCCCCAGGCGGTGACCATCAAGGTGATGGGTATGGCCGCCAGCGCCGCCTCGGTGATCGCCATGGCCGGCGACCGGATCGAGATCGGTGTCGCCAGTTTCCTGATGATCCACAACTGCTGGGTGGTGGCCATGGGCAACCGCCACGACCTGGTGGAGACCGCCGATTTCCTGGCGCCGTTCGACGCCGCCATGGCCGATGTCTATGCCGCGCGCACCGGGCGCCCGTCCGCCGAGATGGCGAAGATGATGGACGCCGAGACCTACATGTCAGGGTCAACGGCGGTCACCCTGGGCTTCGCCGACGCTCTGCTCAACGCCGACACCATGAAGACCGACGAGAAGGCGCTGGCCGCCGACCGCAGCGTCAGCGACCTTCGCGCGATGGAGCTGCAGCTGGTCGCCGCCGGATCGACCCGCAGCGAGGCCCGCGCCCGCATTAACAAGATCAAGGGCACGCCCGGCGCTGCCCTCACCGAAGACGACACGCCAGGCGCTGCCGTCGTCCCCGACTGGCTGGGCGCTGCTGCCCGGTTTTCCCAAGCCCTTCAAAATTAAAGGACACCAACCCCAAATGAAACACTCCAATTCTGCCCTGATCGCCGCCGGCTCCATGGCCCTGGCCTACCCGCGCGCAATCCAGGCGTTCCGCCCTCGCGCCGACGCCAGCGAACCCGCCAGGATTCTGGCTCAGCTCCAGAAGGACTGGAGCGACATGACGGCCAAGCTGCCGGAAACCATCAAGGCGCAGGTCGATCCCCTGGTCACCGCACAGGTCGAGGCCATGAACGCCTCGGTCGCAGCACTGCAGACCGAACTGGACCAGATCAACCTGCGCGCTCGCGCCCGCGACCTGAACGGCGGCGATGCCGACGACCGCGCCGCGACGCCTGCCGCGCGCGCCTACGCCTCGGCCTTCAACGGCTTTTTCCGCAAAGGCGACGGTGCGGACGGCCTGAACGCCCTGGCGGTGCAGGCGGCCCTGACCACCTTCGCCGATGTCGACGGCGGATATCTGGTGCCGTTCGAGGTTGAGCAGGCGATCAACCGTGTGGTTATCAACGTCTCGGCGGTGCGTGACCTGGCCACGGTGATGAGCATCTCTGGCGGCAGCTACAAGAAGCAGGTCAGCCTGGGTGGCGCCGGCTCCGGCTGGGTCGGTGAAACCGAGGCCCGCTCGGAAACCACCTCGCCGACACTTGCCGAACTGGAGTTCACGCCGGGCGAAATCTATGCCGAGCCACGCGCCAGCCAGCAGATCCTGGATGATGCCCGGGTCGATATTGCCAACTGGCTGGCCGAGGAGGTCGCGTTTACCTTTGCCGAGCAGGAGGGCGCCGCCTTCGTGACGGGCAACGGCTATAAGCGCCCGCGCGGCATCTTCGATTATGACAAGGTGGCCAACGCCTCCTACGCCTGGGGCTCGCTGGGCTTCACCGTGTCGGGCGGGGCCTCAGACTTCACGGCATCGACGCCCTGGACCGCCCTGGTCGATCTGATGCAGTCCCTGAAGACGGCCTATCGCCCGGGTTCAAGCTGGCTGATGAACCGCGCCACGGTCGGCCGTATCCGCAAATTCGCGGCCACGACCGGCGAACCGCTCTGGCAGCCCTCGGTCCAGGTCGGCCAGCCCTCAACCCTGCTGGGCTATCCGGTGGCGGAAGACGACAATGTCGCCGACATTGCGACCAACTCGTTCCCGATCGCCTTCGGCGACTTCCGCCGCGGCTATATGATCGTTGACCGCGTCGGCATCCGGGTGCTGCGCGATCCCTACACCGCCAAGCCGTTCGTAAAATTCTACACCACCAAGCGGGTCGGCGGAGGCGTGCAGAATTTCGAAGCCATCAAGCTGCTGAAGATCTCGGCCTAAGCCTGACGCCTGAACGACCGCGCGGCCAGGCGTCGCGCGGTCGCCCTTTGCCCATTTTCACATTCAAACAGGAGTCCCTCCTATGAGAGACCAGTCTTCCCGGATTAATCCGGTGATGGTGATGCCGCCCATCGCGGCGATCACCGACAACACTGCGCGCGTCGGCAGCATCATCGACCGCAAAAACTTCGAGTCGGTCACCTATCTGATCCTGACCGGCACGCTCACCGACGCCGACGCCACCTTCGCCGTGCTGCTGGAGGAGAGTGACGCCTCCGACATGACCGGCGCGACGACTGTGGCCGCCGCCGACCTGATCGGCACCGCCGCCCTGGCCGGCTTCACGTTCGCCAACGACAACGTTTGCCGCAAGATCGGTTACGCGGGCAATCGCCGCTACACCCGGATGACCATTACGCCCTCGGCGAACACGGGTAACTTCTTCGTCGCCGTCACGGCCATTCTGGGCCACGCCCAGCTGCGTCCGCAACCGAACCCGCCGGTCTAGGCGTTCCACGCACTGGACTGACAGGCCCGGCCGGCGGCGAAGGGCAACCCCTCCCGACACCGCCGGCCACCCCTTGTAAAACCGGAGCCCCCATGCTCGTCAAAGTGCTCAAGGCATTCGCCTATGCCCCGGACTGCCGCACCCACCTGTTGCTGGCGCCCGGCGATGTGGTCGAGGTGGTCGATGATGTGATCCCCGGCCTGGAGGCCGAGGGCTTCGTGGTCGACGCCAGCGACGCCGAGATCGAGGCGGCCCAGCAAGGCCCCGTGGTCATGCTCGCCCCCGTCGATATCCCGGCCACATGGCGGACGCTGACCGGCGTCGCTCTCAAGGCCCTGGCCGCCGCGCTGAACGGCGGGCCGGTCAAGGACGCGAAGGTGGCAACCGCCATCATCGCGGCCGAAGTCGCGCGCCGGGCTGACTGAAACACATGGCCCTGACCGATCTCGTTTTGGCGACCGCGCCGACCGCTGATCTGGTGACCCTGGCGCAGGCCAAGGCGCAGCTTAACGTCGAAGCTTTGAATACCGCCGACGATGCGCTGATTCAGGCGATGATCGCCGCCGCCATGGCCCATCTGGACGGACCCGCCGGGGTGCTGGGCCGCGCTCTGGGCAGCCAGGCATGGACGCTCTATCTCGACGGTTTTCCGTCCGGGGTCATCCGCCTGCCGCTGCCGCCGCTGATCTCGGTCGGGGCGGTGGCCTATATAGATGCAGCCGGGGTCACCCAGACGCTGGCCTCCGCGAAATACCAGGTGCTGGCCGGCGAGCGCGCCGAGCTGCGCCCGGCCTATGGCCTGAGCTGGCCTTCCGCGCGCTGCACGCCGCGCGCCGTCACCATCACTTTCACCTGCGGCTTTGCCGACGTGGCCGCCCTGAAGCTCGACCCGATCCGCGCGGCCATCAAGCTGATGGTCGGCGACCTTTACGGCAACCGCGAGAGCGTCAGCGTCGGCGCGGTCGCCGCCGAGATCCCGATGAGCCTGACCGTCCAGCGCCTGCTGGCGCCGCTGAAGATTCCCCGGGTCGGCTGACCCTTCACCACCCACTTAAAAGGAACCCCTCCCATGGCTGACATCACCATCACCGCCGCCAACGTCAAGAAATCCGCGACCTCGCTGGTCGAGACCGGCATCGCCGGGGCCACGGTGACCGCCGGGCAGACGCTCTATCTGGCCGCCGCCTCGGGCAAGTTGCTGCTGGCCGACGCCGACAACGCCACCGCCGAGGTCCGGGTCGTCAAGGGCATCGCCCTGCACGCCGCCCTGCTGGATCAGCCGCTGCAATATACGACCGGCGGCAAGATGGCTATCGGGGCCACGGTGGCCGCCGGAACGCCCTATTTCGCCTCGCCAATCGCGGGCGGCATCGCTCCGCTGGCCGACCTGCTGACCGGCGCCTTCGGCACGTTCCTGGGGTGGGGCGTCTCGACGACCGAGATCCTGGTCGACATCTCCGCCGCTGGCGTGGCCAAGGCCTAACCGACCATGCCGATCCGGGCGGGAGAGCTTGACCGCCGTGTGCTGGTGCAGCGGGCGGCCTATACGGTCGATGCGCTCAACGCCCGCGTGCAGGCCGGCTGGACCGTGCTGGCCGACGTCGCGGCCAAGCGAACCCCGGTCTCGGCCTCTCTGGCCACCCAGGGTGCGCAGCCGGGCCGGATCTCGACTCACCGCTTTCTGGTTCGCTGGTCGGCGGTGCTGGCCGACCTGACGTCTGCGGACCAGATCCGCTGCGAGGGGCTGACCTACGGCGTGGATGAGGTCGAGGAAATGGGGCGCCGCGTCGGGCTGATGATCTGGGGCACCGCTCGCCCTGATCTGGCCTGAGCCACACCGTGAAGGTCACCGTCAGCCTGCAGGGGCTGCGCGAACTGGATGCCCGGCTGGGGGCGCTCAAGCGCTCGACGGCCAAGGGCGTGCTGCGCCGGGTCGGCAAGGCGGCGCTGCAACCGTTTGATGAGGCGTGGCGCAAGGCGGCACCGCATCTGAGCGGGCAGCTGGCGGCCAGCGGCTCGGTCGGTTCCAAACTGACCCGCACCCAACGCAGGGACCATGAGCGCGAGAGCTTCGTCGAGGTGTTCGCCGGCCCGGGCGCCCTGCCGCAGGCCATTGTCCAGGAGTTCGGATCCGCGACAATCGCCCGCAGCCCTTTGTCCGCCCGGCCTGGGACGCGACCAAGGACCAGGTGCTGGCCAATGTGAAGACCCTGCTCGGCGACGAGATCGACAAGACTGCCCGCCGCGCTGCCGCCAGGGCCGCCAAACGCACCGCAAAGGCCACCTGACCCATGGAGGAGCTGCTGACCGCCGCCCTGCTGGGCTCGACGTCCCTCGCCGACCTGATCGACGGGCGGGTGGGTTGGAACCGGTTGCCGGTGGCCGAGGCCGTGCCTGCGGTGATCCTGCACCAGATCCCCAGTTCGGGGGCTGACTACACCATGGGGGGCCGCTCGCGCCTCACCGCCTACGCTGTCCAGGTGGACTGCTGGGCCGGAACCCTGGCCGAGGCCCT